GACGAGCCCGCAAATGCAGAGGCAAAGATTACAGAGGTTAAGACTTTCAATGTTACCGATGTTGAAGGAATAACAAGCAAAAGAGAATTTGAGAAAGCCCTGAGAGAGTCAGGTGTTTTTTCTAAAGAGGCGGCAGTGAAAATGACGTCTTATTTTAGCGAGCAGGGAGAGCCTGAAAGCGAAATAAACGCTGAAGAGCTAGAAAGCTTAGAAGCAGAGCAAGCAGCAATAGAGGCAAAGTCCTTGGCTGCAATTCGTGAGGCAATAGCCTCGTTTAAATAACATCATAGGAGAAATCATCATGTCTGATGAAATCGTAAAATCAATTGGTGACCTTCGTGCCGCCGTTGAAAATAAAGAGCAGGTTTCTTTCAAGAAATTTGAAGAAATTGAATCTAAAGCATTCGCTATTGAAGAAGAAAACCAAAAGCTAGTTGCTAAAGTTGCCCAAGAAGAAAAGTCACGCGCAGAAATGGGCGAAAAACTTGACCTAATCGAGAAGCAATTAACTCGTAGCCAAGCCGGAACTGAAGAGCAGCATCAGCTAAAAGCTTACCAAAAAGCTATTATTAAAGGTGTTAAAACTTTAGATGAGCGTGAAATTAAAACTTTGCGTACTGATATCAATGCTCAAGGTGGTTTTTTAGTTCGTAGTCCTGAAATCATGCAAGAAATCATCAAAGATATCACTGAGATTTCACCAATTCGTCAATTGGCACGCGTTCGCTCTACAAACAGCCAGTCTTTGAAGTTCAGAAAACGTGCTTCAATCGCTACCGCTTCTTGGAAAGGTGAATTAGAAACTGCTGATGTTGGTAACAGCACATACGGCCTAGATGAAATCGTAGTTAACAAGCTACCTATCACTGTTGAAATTTCTGACGAAGAATTGCGTTATGCTGAATACAATATGGCTAGCGAAATTCAACAAGATGCAGCAGAAGAAATGGCTTTCCAACAAAACTATGCATTCATCAATGGTGACGGCGTTAAGAAGCCAAATGGTTTCTTGCTTGACGCTGGTGTTATCGCTGGTGCAACTACATCTGCCACATCTGGTGTTCTTGTCGCTGATGATTTTGCAACTCTTATTGGAACCTTGAAAGCTGCTTATAACCCAACCTTGGGTTTTAACAGAACTACATGGAGCACAGCGGTTAATCTTAAAGATTCAGCTGGTCAATATGTAATCAACTTCGGCAACTTGTCTGCCGGCATTCCTAATACCATCCGTGGTATTCCTTATGTCATCATGCAAGACATGCCTGACGTCACTAACGGCGCATTAGCTGTTGTTGCTGGTGATTTCGCTCGTGGCTACATGGTGGTTGACGGTTATTCAATGGAAGTTATCCGTGATGACTTCACTGGTGCTACAGACGGACTTGTTAAGTTTACATTCAAAATGGGTGTAGGCGGCGGAGTTCTTAAATCTGAAGCTATCAAAGTATTGAAAATCAAAGCGTAATTCGATTAGGGGCTTCGGCCCCTTTTCTTTGAAAATATATAGGAGTTTAAAATGGCTACTTTTAATCAAGAAGTATCTTTAGAAGTCGGTTTGGATATAGCCGCAATCAGCACCGACACAACCACCGTTGGCAATATCATTGACACCGCTGGAAATGAAGCTGTTGATATTGCATTAGTAACTGGAACTATCACTGATGGTGATTATGTTCTTAGTCTAGAGCATGGTGATGATTCTGGTTTATCTGATGCGGCTGTTGTTGCTGCAACTGATTTAGATGCATTAGTGTCTACTGTTGCTATAGCTGCTGCTGATGATAACACAGCAAAATCAATTGGTTATGTTGGAAAAAAACGCTACGTGCGTATTAATGTTGTTTCTACCAGTACTTCAACTGGCGGAACAGTAGGTGGACTAATAGTATTTGGTCGCCCACACCAAGCTTAATTGTTTTGGGGTGGTGGGAGCCTGTGTCCTCCACCCCTTTAACTACAGGATGTTAAAATGAAAATTGAATTTATTAAACAAAAAGCGTTTGACCTTAATGGTGTTAAGTTATTTGATATCGGTGAATCGACCGAGGTTCCAGATCACATTGGAAGTCTTCTCATCCAATCTAAGTATGCCGTCGAAGTAAAAGCGGAAAAGCCAGAGCCTAAAGTTGAAGCTGAAAAACCTAAAGAACAAACCAAGAAAGAGAAAAAGCAACATAAGGCAAAGAGAGAAGATAAGCAGTTAAAAACATCTGACAAAGAAGACAAATAAATATGTACTACAACCTAGTAAGCAAGCCTGTTGACCTGCCTATTGATATAGATTTAATTAAGAAGCAAGTTGAAATCGATTTCAGTGATAACTCAGAAGATGTATACCTTAGTGAGCTTGCACGCTCATCTATAGCGTTCTTCGAAGGGTTAACGGGAACTGTGTTGCTAACCTCAACATATGAATTATTTCTTGATTGTTTTCCGCCATGCTGCCTCATACAAATAATGAGAAAGCCAAACGTTGCGGTGACGTCTATCGAGTATTTAGTTGATGGTGTTTTTACTACAGTTCCAGCCTCCGATTACTATCTTGCTCAAACTAGTGAATGGGCGGCTGTAGACTTAGAAGAGGGAAAAGACTGGCCTACCGATGTAGATGCGAAGCTAAACTCCGTGAAAATTACATTCACAGTAGGTTATGGCACAAACTTTGATGATGTGCCTTATGACCTAAAAGGCGCAATACTACAACATATCGCCTCAATGTTTGAGAACAGGGGAGACTGTGATTGCGGTGATGCTGCCCCTGACTTAACAAGACTTACCTACACACGATACACACCTCTAAATCTCGATCTTTGCTAATGGCCTGCAAGAAGACGAAGCCTAAAAAGCTCAAGATATGCCGAAGCGCATTCAATAAGACTGTTGTAATACAGGATAGGGCTATACAAAACCCAGGACAAAACAGCGTTGATTATTCCATGAAGCTAACCGATACGCTCACCGTAAGGGCTATGGTTGAGACTGTTTCAGGTGTTACGCAGTTCGACGGAACAAACACAGAAAGAGACATAACCCACAGAATTACAGTAGATTATAAGGCAAACGCTGTAATTTCAGCAGAAAACTATGCTAGAATTGGTCAAACAGAATTAGACATCGTTACTGTAGAAAACGTTAACGAAGATAATAAGTATTTAAGGCTAAGATGTGCGCTGAGGGGTTCTAATGCACTGCCTTCTAATTTTTAGGTCGCCAACCCCCCCCTCTTTCCAAGCGGCGACCGCCCAGGCGGCGGGGGTGTTTTTCCCTCTCATCCCCTAAGCCACCTATGACAGCCATCAAGATAACAGCAGACGGAAAAGCTGCTCTAGCTAACATCAAGCGCTTACAAGCAAAATTAGACAAAGCGAACAGAATGGCTTTGTTCAATGTGGGGCGGGAGTTAAATCAAGATTTAAAGAGCGGGCTAAGACAAAACCCTGTTCGTAGCGGAATATCATACAAGGTAACAAAAAAAGGTGGACGTAAGCGACTATCAGGCAGAGTTGGTCGTGGCCGCCGTGGGCGTGTACATATTGCTTCAACACCTGAAGAGTTCCCAGCCCGCCTTAACGGCGATTTACGTGAATCTATGGGGTTTGATGTAACAGGCTCAAACAAGCTGACAATAGGCTCAAGAAGTGGTGGCGCTCCTAAATCGAAGCCGCTTGAATATGCAGCATGGCTAGAGAATAGAAATAAATTCATAGAAAAGGCCATAGACTCTAATCGCAGAGAAATAGAGCAGGCTTTAGGTCAATCATTCCAGCGAGAAATGAACAAGTAACCGGATAACAAATGAAAGCACTCGATATTGTAAGAACATTACAAGAGAGGCTGCCATTTTATTCAGATGCTTTTAGCACTCAAGTAGCTATAACATCCCTGGTTAGCGTATCAAACGTTGTCACTGGAACCACAGCAGCAGCGCATGGCTTTTATGTTGGTGACAAGATACATATAAATAATGCTGTAATGCCAAATGCTCTAACCTCATTAACGAGAGTTGGTACAACAGCGACAGCTATAACAACAAACAAGCATAATCTAACAATCGGCATAGATTCTACCGTAACGATAAGCGGTGCCACAGAGGTTGAATATAATGGCACGCACACGCTACTCAGCGTTGATAGTCGCAATCAATTCACTTTTACGGTTGCAGATAGCGCTGTTACTCCTGCTACTGGCTTGCCAGTATTAGAGGAAACGATAGGTGCTAGGACACTACAAGGCACTCAGGTAGGTTTTAACGGATATTTCACCGTCCAATCGGTGCCAACAGCTACAACATTTAGTTATCTAAGCACAATGCCAGATTTAACGGCCATAGGCGCTCCTGTATTGATTGGCCCTAGCACGCGAATTACATGTGCTGCTAATCTGCCTGAGATAGAATTTAACTACACAAGGCAAGCTAGCGAAGGCGGTAGGGCTGGGGTTAGAGACTTATACGCATTTGTTGTTCTAGGCAATGTTTCAATCAGTAAGTCCAGGAGCATAAACGCTGACAACATAGACACAATCGCATTAGGTGATGACCCAAGGCAGAGGCAGATTAAGCCTTTTAGTGTTTATGTGGTAATACCAACATCAAAAGACCTTAGCGGAGCTATAGCCAGGGATATAAGCGAAGATTTGGCTCCTGTTTTATACCGTTCTCTTGTAGGCACTAAGCCACCATCTGGCTTATCAGAACTACAGTGGTCCAATATCGTATCAACAGGCCATAGCCAAACGGCTTGGAATGCCGCTTTCTATATACACGAGTTCACATTCGAGACAGTGGCAGACATCACTTTTGAAGATACAGCGATCAGTAATAACTACACCGCATTCCAGTGTTTTGACATTGCTTTATTCAAAGACAACAAAGATGCGCCAACAGTAGGCGGGAGGTTTGACGTTTTATGAAAACAGTAAAATTCAAAATAAATAAACGCCTTGGGGTTTATAAAGAAGGCGAAATTATATGTGCAAAAGTAGATAGACACGGAGTCCCAATGAGCGCATTCCTAAGAAGGATGCTAGAGGCCTCAAAAGAAGATGACTGCATCGAGCGAGTAAAAAATTTAGACAAACCAAAACCAAAGAAAGGACTTTAAACCATGTCATTAAAAGTAAATATATCCAGGGTTGGCGCTAACAATTCTGTACAAAACGATGAGCAGGCTGTCCTTCTTGTCGGTCAAAAAAACGGCGGAACCGCAACTAGTGGAGCTCTTGTAAAAAATGTATTGCCATCTACTGATGTTTCCGCTCTGTTTGGTAACTCTCAGATTGCCGCAATGATTCGCGCGTTCAACACGACAGTGAAAGCCATTGATGCAAATAACCGCCCTAAACTGTCCGTTATCTCTCTTGATGATTCTGGATCAGGTGTTGCGGCTGATGGTGTTGTCGCATTTTCAGGAACTGCTACAGCAGCCGGAACTTTAACTGTTTTCGTTGGTTCTATTAGAGAAAACAAATACAGCATTGGCGTTTCAGTCGGTGATACCGCTACCGTTGTCGGTGACGCACTAGTCACAGCAATTACTGCTGATGTTAACAAAGTCGCCACCGGTGTTAACACAACTGGAAGTGTTGCTTTAGACGCTGTAAACACAGGAACTGAAGGGAACAACATCCCTGTAGGGATTTCTGGCGAGGTTGCAGGTATTACGGTAGCAATTACCGGCTTTGCATCTGGCCTTAACAACCCAACTTTAACTGGCCTTTATGACCCAATCACTGACCTTAGATATCAAGCCATTGTTCAGCCTTCAAGCTGGGGCATTACAGAGCTAAAAACATTGCTTGATGGTAGATTCCAAATCAATGATGAAGTTTTGGACGGAAGTGGCTTTGTATATCAGAGTGATTCATTTGCAAATCTTGCTGTTCTTGGAAACTTGCACAACTCTCAAAGTATTGTTGTTGAGTCGCAAAAGAAAGCAAGCAGAGCTGAGCTAAAAGGCAGCGCACAAAAAGAGCTTGATTATGTAGTCGCCACTATGGTTGCAACAGTAAGAGCTATGCGTTTAACCTCTGGTGCAAATATTGCTGAAATTATGGTTGCGGATACATTTGGTATTCAAGCTGCTACTGGCGGCCCATCTACTGCATCGATTCCATATCATGAAACATCACTACCATTGCTTGAGCCAATGGACCCACAAGATGTATTCACTAAGCAAGAAGAAGACTTGCTGAATGATGATGGAGTTAGTGTTGTTAAAAATAACAAATCTAGAAACGGAATCGTGTTAGATACTGTTGTCACCACTTACAAAACAGACCTTGTTGGCGACCCTGATGATTCTTACAAATATCAAAATGCAGTCGATGGAGATTCTCAGTCTCTTGAGTATATCTTCAACAACCTAAAGAAACGTTATGCACAAAGCGCGTTAACTGATGGCAACATTCGTCCAGGGTTTCCTATGGCTAATGAGGCTTCAATCAAGGGCTTTATCATTGGGCTTAAAAATGACTTGTCTGGAGATAAATTAACGTTACTAAGAGAGGGCGGAGATATCGACAAGGAATATAAGGATAAGCTTATCGTCACGATAACTGATCTTTTAAACGGCAAGGTATCCATCTCTGGTATTAACCCACTGATATCTCAGCTCAGACAAATTGACGGCGCATTTCAATTGAACTTCGGCACAAACTAAGGAATAAATCATGGCAGGATTAGCTAACCCGCAAGTTATCATTGATAACATTGCATATTTCATCAAACCTAACTCTTTTAAAGAAACAAAGTCAGGTTATGGCGAGGTAACAACAAGAGCAGTCGCAAGTGGCACCACTGTGGCCCCTGTTCA